ATTCCCTTGACTGGACTGCTTTTACTGACTAACATGCGCGCCTCTGTTCCTCGATAGCTCAGTCGGTAGAGCGCCGGACTGTTAATCCGTAGGTCCTTGGTTCGAGCCCAAGTCGGGGAGCCACCTTACCTCGCATTGCGAATCACCTAAACGGGTATTCACAATGCGCTCCGGTAGGTATTCAAGCGTCACCACCTCGCGTCCGACGACGGCGCGCGTGACGAAATGGCCGATGAATTCACGCATCTGCGCCGGATTTTCCGCCGTCAGCAACGTGTCCCGAAACATCCGCGCCGCCGTGGCGCTCTCATTCGTGCCGAGGCTCATCTGCGGCCCCGGATCTGCGTCCAGTCGCTCGATCTCCAACTGCAGCCGGCTTTGTCGCTCGCGCAGCTCGCGCATCCTGGGGGCGACGTCATGGAGCGCCAGCCCGGCGCCGGCCTCGATCGTTTCGTACAGCCGCCGCAAGCGCCTATCCACGTCCGCCAGGTCATTCGCCAGGGCGTCGATGCGCGCCTGTTTTTCGCGCGCCCACTCGCTCGTCTGCGATTTCATCTCGAGGAGGATGCCGGCGATGTTTTCCGGCGTGAAAATCCGCCCGGCAATGCTCTCCAGCAGCGCCGAATCCAGCACGTCGACAGGAACCCGCCGGCTCTCACAGCCGAGCCCCTTCAGGAATGAGCGGCAGTTGTAGTAGTGATAGCGCACCTCTCCGCGCCCCGTCGCCGTCTCGGTATACATCGCCTGGCCGCACGCCTCGCACACCAGCAGTCCGGAAAATACCGCTTCGCTACGGGGGCGCCCGCCCACATTGCGCGGCGCCCGCGCGCCGATCATTGCCTTTGCCATGTCCCACACCTCCTGCGTAACAATCGCCTCGTGCGCCTGCGTCACGATCTCCCGGCCCCGGTCATTGAACACGATCTGCCCGAGCACCGCCCGCGATCGCAGCACCGACGCCACCGACGCCTTATCCCACACCCTCCCGCGCCGGCCGATGCCACTGCCGTTGAGGCGCAGCGCGATCTCTTTCTGCCCGTGGCCGTCGATGCACCACCGGAAGATCATCCGCACCACAAGCGCTTCGCTTTCCACCGGAACAAGCTGTTTTCGCCGTCCGACGGGGGCGGATTGATAGCCGAACGGCACATTTCCGCCATTCCAGAACCCGTCGACCGCATTTTTCGCCATCGAACGCCGGGTATCCTTGGCAATCGAGCGTGAATACTGCTCGTCCATGATCGCCACGATGCTTTCGATCATCCAAGCCTCGTCCGACTCGCCGAAATCCTGCGACACGAATACCAGGCGCACGCCGGATTTCTCCAGCAGGCGCTTGTTCAGCGCCGCATCGATGTGGTTTCGCGCGAAGCGGCTCGAAGACCAGCACACGAAGTAGTCTATCCGCTGCTCGTCGCAGTAATCGAGCGCCGCCTGGAACGCCGGACGGTTCGTCGTCCGCCCGGAAATCCCGTCGTCCCGGAACACTTCCCGCACCCGCGCCCCCAGTGCCGCCGCCTTGGCGCGGCACTGCTCGATCTGGCTCTCGACCGGCAAACCGTCGTCCGCCTGCCGCGCCGTGCTCACGCGTGCATACACCACCGCGGTTTTTTCGCACTCTCTCATGCTCTGAGTCTAGCCCGATTCGCTATTTTCTTGATGTTGGTCACATCCAGCGACTCACGCAAATTTTCCTGCAGGGACCTGTGGATCATGGCGATCGGCATGCCCTGCGCCGCCAGCGCCTCGATATAGCGGTTCCGCTGATACCGGCTGTAAGCCGAGTAGCAGCGCAATTTCGGCAAGCGTGCGCCGCCGTCGTGGCGCACGCTTTCATCGTCCGAAAGCATCCGCCAGATATCCAGCCATGCGTCAAAACCGACGCGCTCCGCGATGCGCAGCCACACCCGCGGCAGGCCAATGTGCTCGAGTTCGGAAAAACGCGGGTCGCGCCGTTTTTTTTCCCCATCGGGGGCGGGTGCGGGGGCGGGATTTGAAAAGTTCGGAAGGCCGCAATTGTTCAGGTACTCACCCCCCAGGGCCTGGACACCAGCCCCGCCCTGCCGAGCCCCCACCTCCAACCCGAACAGATCACCCTGTGCGATTTCGCCCGCGCAGCTTCGCTTTTCGCTCATTTCTCCCCCCTCAAAACCCCGATGGACACGTCAGCCAACTTCGCAAACTGCCAGAAAGCGAAATATGCAAAATTGAGTCTGCCCGCGGTCTTATACAAGACTCGAAAACACATTTCACCACCTCGCCGCGTCGCATCTATCGACCCGAGGCATGACCATGTCGCATGCGCACCCTGCTTTGCGCACGTAATTGGCCGAAAAAAACGTGTGGCGGCGAAGGCAAGAGCGGCCTGGCTCACGACGTGCGCCCCTTGAGCTGGGCCAGCAGCATGCTGACCGGCGTCTTGATCTTCGCCAGCGGATTCGACCGATCGGCAACGCGCGTCAGCTTGCGCAGCGCCAACTGCTGATAAACCTCTGTCGACTTCGGATCGGCATGCCCCATCAACTTCTGCGCCGTGATCGTCGGCACGTCGTCTTCGGCCAGCTCAGTGCCAAAGGCGTGGCGCATCGCATGCGGATGCAGCAGCTTCGGGTCGACTCCCGCCCTGATGCCATGCCTCTGGATCACCTGCTGCACCCGACTGCGGCAGAAGCGCCGCGCCTCCCCGCGATACTCATGCAGCGGGATATCGCTGCGCCGAAGCGTCGTGAACAGCACCTTGTCGCCGTTCGGCAGCAAGCGGTCGACCCCAGGAAGATCCGGGTGCTCGAGATACAACTGCACCAGCAGCGCCGCCTGCTCCGGGATCGGAATCTTGCGCTCGCGCTCGCCCTTCTCCACCACCCTCAAAAACAGGCGTGGACGGCCGTCGACCGCATCCCTCACCAGGTTCGACTCATTCAACGCCACCAGGCCAGAAGACCGCAGCCCGCAGCCCGCCAGAAACGCCATCATCGCCGCATCGCGCACCCCGGCCAGCGTGCTGAAATCCGGCTGCCACATCAGCTTCTCGATATCGGCCAGCGTCATCACCCGCGGAATCTTGCGCCCCACCTTCGGCTGCGGCACCGCCGTCGCCGGGTTGCGCTCGATCAGCCTCTGCCCTTCTGCCCAAATGAAGAATCCGCGCACCGCCGAAATATGCGTGCGCCGCGAAATCGGGTCCTTCAGCCCGAGGTCGAACAGATGCTTGCCGGTGAACAAGATCAGATCCTCGTGATTCGCCCGCAGCGGATCGCGGCCGGCGTCGCACATGAACCTGTCCAGGCGCGTCAGCGCCAGCCGATAAACCACCGTCAGCCGCTCCGATCGGCCCTTGTTCAAGCGCATGTACTGCAGAAAATCCTCGACGAGAGACAAAAAGCTCACGAAAACACCTCTTCATGGGGGGGGAGGGGCAAAACACGGGCGGATTGGTGGATATTGGTGGATCGCCGCGCAAGTCGTTGAAAATATGAGGATTTCCATCCACCACAATCCACCAAATGCGCCAAAAGCGAAGTACAACTGGTGGATGAAAAAATAGGCAGCCCTCCGAATTGGTGGATTGGGCACCTCTTTTGGTGGATCGCCTTTTCTTCTTCTTCTTCATTGTTTACAAAGGAAAAAGAGAGAGAAAAGAGGCCGAAAACCGGAAAAACCGTGGTGGAAGAAATGTCCGGTTTGGTGGAAGAAACCGCTGTTTTGGTGGAAGTTTCGCCCCATTTGGTGAGAGCATAGTGCTCCATGATCAATGACTTAGCAGCAAAAGCACCCGCCATCCACCAAAAAAGTGTACACCGCCCGACAACCTTTGGCGCGAAATCGCCCAAGCAAAAATTTTTTGGAGCCGGCCGGCCCCTGCCTTCGTTGGAAGGTTTTCGGGCGCGGCCAGCTCTACTTATGAGGGGTACGGGGAGAATGGCAGCAAGCGAGGATGCTGTTCTGGTTACGGTCATAACGCGTCCGTGAAGACATAGTGGGTAAAGCTCATGCCGTACTTTGTGCAGCAGTCGTTCATGTCGGTGCCGTGGTCATCTTCCGGCCAGTCGTGGTCACAGGGCGGTGGCGTCAAGGTGACGTGGGCGATGACGACCTTTCCTGGATCAACACCCATGCGACTGGCCACCGCAACGCGGAGTTCTTCAAGGTGCTTGGCGACGGATTCAGGCGGTTGGCTCATGAATGCACGCATCCGCCGAATGCTTTGGCAGCAGCCAGTTGATCACCCGTCAGCCTGTCATGGCATCCGATGCCGAGCAGCTTGCGTATTGGCTGACCAACCGGCGAACTGCCGCCTTGAGCGTGATACAGCGCCCACAGCAGCGCACTCTCCATCTGTTGAAGTTTTGGGTGATGCTCAATCGTGTCCGCATCAGGATCAATGCACATATTGACAGGGTCACAGATCACCGCCATTCCCCAAACCACCCGGGAAATCGAACCTTGATTGAGCAACCTCCTCAGTCCCTCGATCAAGCGCTTGCACTGCTCGCGGTCTTCACTGTCGAGCCATTCAATCGACTCAGCATCGATCGACAGCTCATCCGGCATGTGACCGCGCGAAATCGCATCGCAGTAGTTGGCCAGCGTCATGGCCATGCCGATATCGGCTTCGGAAGCCTTGGCCATTTTCATTGCTGGCCTCGTTGCTGGTTTTCATCCTGCTCGTGCTGATCGCACGGCGCATAGCGGTATTGCTCCAGGCTCATGGCCAGCCGCAATGCCATCGCCGCTGTCTGAATTGCTTCAGAGCGCACTTCTATCGGCGTGGTTTTGTGCGGCTCGTAGGTCAATTGCAGCATCGCCTTCGTCAGCTCGCCGAATTCTTCCCCGAGAACTGCCAGTGCATGCAAGGGATCTGTGGGCCATGTCGGAAATTTCCGTGTGGCGCGTTCGACCTCGATAACCACATGCTCAATTACGCTCATCTCTCTCTCCAAAAAATTCAAACCGACCCATCCGGCCGATGCACGAACACCCCGAACTCCTCCAGCTTGGCCAGCGACACCGCCGCCATGCGGTTGTAGCGCCGGTTGCCGATCGTCTTCTCGCTCTCGCCGACGATCACCCCGGCCTGCTCCATCTGCTGCTTGAACACCCGGTCGGATTTCACCGGCAGCCCGTTCCAGAACTCCCGCAGCGCCGTCGTCCGGCTCAGGTGGTGCATCACGTCGCTGGTGCGCAGGTACAGGCACGCCTCGCCGCCGTACCCGTGATCCTCGATCTTCCACGGCCCGACGTAATGCCCCGCCGCGATCTCGCCCACCACCGTCTCCATGATCCACACCCACGGCTGGCGGTCCGCGCTCGTCTGGCTGATATGCGCGTTCATCTCCGCCAGCAGATCGCTCAGGAACGGCCCCGCCTTCGCATCCAGCCCCGCGAAATCGCACAGCAGGCACCAGGCCGTCATCAGCGCCGCGTAATTGTTCGCCATGCGGATCGCCCCGTCGTCCTCGCCGGAAGCCCGTGACGACCTCGCGCACGCCTCGCAGCAGCGGTCGAACAGCGCCCGCACCTGCGCCCCCGTCAGCCCGGCCAGATACTCCAGCCACTGGCGCACCGGGAAGCGCGGCAGATCGACGGGCAGCAGCGGCCCCTTCTCCTTCAGCGAGGCGCGCACCACCTTGCCCGTCAGGCTCTTCACCGGCACATCCTCGCCGGCCAGCAGCACCGGCGCCGACAGCAGGAACTCCAGCATGTCGGACCCGCGCCGGTTCACCGTGTACTGGTAGTTCTCCTGCAGGATCGCCACCGCCTTGTCGATCACATCCTGCCGCCGCGCCGAAATCTCCTCCCAGCCCACCGGGTGGCTCGTGTGGCTCACCGACGTCAGCAGCCGGAACTCCGTCTGCAGCGACTGCCCGGAAAACATCGTGAATGAGATCGCCCGCTCCAGCCGCTTGATCAGCGTCGACTTGCCCATCCCCTTGCGCGCCTGCAGCACCATGTGCGGCCAGAACCCCAGCAACGCCTTCAGGTGCCCGCCCAGGCCCCACACCAGCAGCTGCCCGGCCGCGCTCTTGCCGAAAGTCGCGCCGAACGCCTCGATCACTCGCCGCGCCTCGCCCTTGCTGCCCGCCGGAAACGTCATGTTGTGGTACGGGCACTGCTGCTCCGGGTTCTGGAAATAACAATCCGGCCCCTCGTTCACCACCAGCCGCTCGTCGCGCCAGCACAGCCCGACGAAATTGCTCGCCTGCCGCGCCCCGATATGCGCCGCGTTCTCGAAAATATTCACCAGCCGGCTGAACTTCGACTGGTCCCACACCGGCCCGAACTTCTTCCACACGTCGATGTTGTGCAGCTTCTCGTCGTCGACCACCTTGCGGATCAGCCTCGCCCCGTGCCGCGTCGTCTGCACCGAAACCGAAAACAGCGTCTTCGGCTGCGTATCCGGGTCGCCCGTCATCGTCGCCGTCGCCCCCTGGATGCTCACCCGCGACACCGCCGCGATGCGGAACCCCGCCAGCTCGCGGATCGACAGCCGCGGCGCCACCGCGTCGCCCTCCTTGTCCTCCTCCACCTTGTCCACGTAACTCGTGAAGTCGGGGCGCACCCGGAACCGCCAATACAGCGCATCGTGGTGGAACGGCAGAAACAGGCGTCTTTTCCCGGTCGACCGCGAAAACAGATCGTTATCGCGCCCATGCCCCGGCATGCCGGGAATCGCCCACTGTTCGAGGCGCCACAGCGCCTTGCGCAGACCCTCCGGACCCTGCGCCCTCAGCAGGTCGTTCACGTCATTGACGCCCCACTCGCTGAAATCCACCATCACCGCCGAAATATCCAGCGCCACCAGCCGCTCGTGCAGCGCCCACGCCGCCCTCAGCCCCACGCAATACCCGTCGTCGCCCGGCTCGTCGTTGTCTGCCACGATGATCACCTGCTTCCCGCGCGCCCACTCGAACGGGATATTGCCCACGTTGCCCACCCCGCGCAGCGCGAACGCCGCCGTCCGCCCCGGCATCTTCGCCGACTCGATCGACAGCGCATTGATCGGCGACTCCGTCACATAAACCGTCTCCGCCGAGTGCAACCGCTTCACATCGGAAGTCCACCCGTAGCCGAACTTCTCCCCCTGGCACGTCGTCTTGATGCCGCCGTTCAGCGCCGCATCGAAATAGCGCAGATCCACCGCCATCACATGTCCCGGGTTCAGCGTGCGCACGATGAACGCGCACGCCGGCCCGCCGTGCATCCGCTCGCCCGCCGCTACCGTCGGCGAAGTCCAGTCGTTGAACCCCACCGTCCTGGCCAGCGCCGCTCGCTGCGCCACCTCCGGATCGATCCCGCGCTCCCCGATCAGCCAGTCCACCCCGCGCTGCACCGACGCCAGGCAGCGCTCGGCGATATACTCCGCCCGCGACTTCTCGGCCCGCGGCTCGGGGGCCGCGCCCTCCGCCCGCCGCTCCGGCAGCGCCACCCCGGCAAACGCCGCCACATCCCGCAACGCCTCCGCCCGCGACAGCCCGAGAATCTTCTCGGCGAAATGGAAGACGTCACCCCCCTTCAGATCGGCCGGCGCCCCGCACGAATAGCACTTCCACGAATTCTTCTTGGTGTCGACGTTGAAACAGTCGTTGTGCGAGCAGCACGGCGCCGGATTGACGAACGTCGTCGCCCCCGACCTCGCCACCTTCGCCCCCGGCAGCTTGTGCTCGATGTAATCGACGAGGGAGCAAGCCCCCTTCACCTCGGCGAAAATTCGGTTATCGGATGTCACGGAACCACCTCAAAGGTCGGCGAAACGAATCCCCGACGCATGCACGAAGCGCCGCGTCGTTCTCGACCGCAGCGCCATGCGGAACACCTGCAGCTGCCACTCGTCTCCGGCCAGGCGGCGCAGCGGCGGCGGCACCAGCGCCGGGTCGCCCAGCGACACCCCGGCCGCCGGCGCATCCAGCACGTCGAACACCTCCTCCCACGGCACCGGGCAGCCATCGACCACGCGCCGCAGATCGCCCGTCACCGCCCACACCGGCACCAGCAACAGCGCCCCGGTCCGCGCCAGAATCACATGGTCGAACGAACGGTACGCCCGCCCATCCTGCGAGAAACCCGCCAGCGTTTCTAGGGGAATCCGCAGCAGCGCCGGATGCGTCACAGCGGCCCCTCCGGAAGCTGTGCCCACCACCTCGGCGCGTCGCTCATCGGCATCGCCGACAGATCGCGCCACGTTTCCCCGTCGCGATAGCCCGGCCACACATCGGCGTCGGGCCACGCGCACAGCACCGTACACGCATCGTCGGGGAGTACGTCAGAACACGCGTGCCACTCGATCAGCTCGTTCATTCGACCTCCCTTTTCTGGCGCTGCGCCAGCATCCAGTCGGCATGAGCGCAGGCGGCTAAACTCACCGAGACATTATGATCACTACCGAAATGCGCCAGCAGCCCCGTCAACGCCGCCTTGGCATACTCGTCCCACAGCGTCATCCGCAACCGGCGGATCTCCCGCTCCAGCCCGGCCACCTTCGCCTCGAGAATCTGTTCGTCGTTCATAGCGCCTCCCACAGCAACACCCCGCCGTTCGCCAAACGGCGCACCATGCCCTTCGCTTTCAGCGCGTTCAGATGGAAATAGAGATTCGACTTCGAACGCCCCGTGTACTGCTCGATCCACGACCGGCTCACCGGCTTCCCCGCCCGCTTCAGACACGCCATCACTTCCGCCTGTACATCGCCACGCGCAAACGACGCCCGCCGCGCGACAGGCCGGCCCTTGACCGGCATCCCCTCGCCCTCCTCCGCCCACCACGACGGCCGCTGGATCTGCTCCAGAAAAATCGTCAGCTCGCTCATGGTTGCATCCCCCGCGCCTGCCGCCACTCGTCGATCGCCGCCTCGAACAAGCGTCCAGCCTTCGTCGCCATGTGCACCACCCAGGCATCGCCCAGGTGCTGCTTTTTCGACGCAGCGCCAGCGCCCGATACCCCAGCCGCGTCAGCCGGATCTCCCGCCTCCCCGTTGCTATCGCCGTGCCTAGCCGGCAGAACTGAATGCCGGCGACACCCGCACAGGTTCCGGCTCGGACTTCGGCAGCGCATCGCATGGACGGAAGTGCTTGCGCTCCTCCGGCGTCAGCTCCTCGCACTGCAACATCATCATCCCGTGGCGGATATCCCTCGCCGCCGCGTGATTCCCCGCCGCCATCTCCAGGTTGTGCTGGCGCTCCAGGTTGCACAGCTTGTCGCCCACATACCAGCCGGCGCCGCCGCCGAACCCGGCGAACGACGTCCCCAGCGAAATCCCCTTCGTGCAGTTCGTCGGCGACGGCATCGAAGGCGGCGACACATCGGGAACCATCCTCCCCTGCAGCCCGGACCCGCCGCCCACCCCGATCACCGGCGAAAACGTCAGGAACTGCCCGCCGTTGACCGCATTGCCCCCTGCCCCGCCGGCACCGCCAATCCCGCCGGCCCCGCCGAACCCGACCCCGGTCGCCACCTGGCTTTGCCCCTGGCCCTGCGCCTGAACCTGTTTCTGTCCCTGCGCCTGACCCTGCGCCTGCTCCTTCCCCGAGCTGCGCGCCGGCTTGCGCTTGCCCTCATGTTCCGACCCGGTGGCCTCGGCCGATGTCGCGAAAAGGCAAAGAACGACGATTGCGAAAATGCTCCGTTTCATGAATTACTCCCGTCATGGTTGTCATTGATGTCATTGGGCGCCGGCCCCTTCAACTGATTTCCCTGCAGCCTGCGGTCTCCTTTCGGATCGGCAGCCGGGGCCGGCAAAAAACCGTTTTCCTGCATCCCGGCGCAGAACGAGTCATGCGCCAGGACCAGCAATTCGTTGCGCAGAACGCTGCTGTCGCCGACATACCAGCGCAGCTTGTCGTAAGCCAGCATCGCGGCATCGAGAACGACCGCCCGCTGTCTGCCGTTCAGCAAGGTCATGTCCGCACCTCGAGGTACTGGTCGTGCGCCTCCGGCTGGCACACCCGGAACAGAAAGGTGAAGCACGTACCGGGCGCCGAATTGACGACGAAGCCGCTCGTGAAGCGCCGGCAAGTCTCCTTGCGCTCGCACAACCCGCCGCGCGGGTCGGTATGGCCCAGGCAGCGGATGTCTTCCGCCATCATGCGCGGCGGGTTCATGCCTTCACCCCCGCGTGCTCCAGGTGATGCGCCTCCAGCGAATCCGCCGCCTCGATCATGGAATTTCCCAGGCGACGCAGTTCGGCGGGAGTAACGTCCCACTGGCGGACTTCGCTAGCGGCCCCTCTCGCGCCTTGCCGGTTACTGGTGGCGTAAAGCGAACACCGCAGCAGCGAAACCAGCTCGCATTTACCGGAATCCCACCAGTGCGTGTGGTCAACCTCGAGCTGGCCAACGTTGCCAGAATGGACATAGTGCTCGTCGGGCTTGAATGGAACGTCCGCGGATCTCATGCCGCCACCCCCGCGAACTCCCGCCGCAGCCGCGCCGGCGTCATCCGCCCGCGCGCCGGAAAAGCCTGCGCCACCAGCTCCGCCGCGCCGCCGCTCGCGCTCTTGCGGCTCATCGTCAGGTAGCGCAGGCACGACCGCGCATCCGCATGCCCCAGCAGCCGCGACAGCCGCGCCAGGACGAAAGTCGGATTCTCCGACCCCGACGACTCCACCACCTGCGCCGCGAACGCATGGCGGAACCAGTGCGGCGATACCTCGTCATCCACCCCGGCCAGCCGCGCCCATTCCTTCAGCCCCAACTGGAACGCCCGCACCCCCAGCCGCTCGCCGCGCCGCCCGACCACCAGCGGCGCCGCCTCGTCCGCCGGCAGCCGCAGCGCCAGCAGGTCATGGAACGCCTGCCCCGCCTCGCCCCTCAGATGCACCGTCAGGTCGCAGAACTGCCCCTTGCGCCTACTTGCCGGCACGAACAAATAGCCAAGGCGGAATGCCGTCTTCGCCTCGCCCACCGACAGGCTCAGGAACTCGGAGATCCGCATTCCCGTCGTCAGCAGCGCCCGCATCACCCCCCAGTCGCGCTTCGCCTGCCAATCGCAGCGCGTCTTGAACAGGCGCCGCAGCAGCGCCTCCTCGCTCACCAGCAAACACCGGTTGCTCATCGCTCTCACTCCTCGAATCGGCCGCATCAAGGGCTGCGCCCGTGCCCAGAAAAACCACCGCAAAGGCCAGCGCCTCAATCCACGTTCTTGCGCCCACGCCGCCCTCCCCGCCGCACCGGCGCCGCCTCCGTCCCGTAGCCCCGCTCCGCCAGCGCCCGCCGGAACGCCCGCACGAACGCCGCGCACGTCTCGGCGTCGAACACGATCGTCGCCCCGGCCGGCAGCGTGTCGCGCACCGCCGGTACCGTCGCCCTGCGCTTACCGGCCATGCCCGTTCCCCCGGCGCAGCCCGCGCAGCCGCTCCACCAGCGCCAGCGTCGCCGCCGCCACCTCGTAAGCCGTCTCCTCGATCCGCGCCATCTCAACCGGGCAGATCGCCCCGTCGTCGAGCGCCGCCTCCACCACCCCGGCGAACGCGCCCATCCGCACATCGCGCTGCAGCACCATCTCCAGCAGCGAAGCATCGGAAAAACGGAAATAGTCGGGCTTGGCGAAAGCCACGCAGCCGCAGGTATCGGCGAAGGCATGCAGGATGCGGAAATCGTGCGCCGCCACGCTCATCGCCACCGCCATCCCCAGCGGCAGCGTATGCGTGTCCTGCTCCGGATTCACCCGGTTCAGGAACGTGCCCGCCGGCACCCCCAGCTTGCGCGCCAGCCCGCTCGCCCCGTCGGGGCGGAAATCGTGCGCCACCCGGTAGGCCGCCTGCATCACATCCATGTGGACACTCCCTCTCCGCTCACTATCAACGCGGGAGGCAAACCGGGAAACTGCAGCTGCTGAAGCGAAACAGCCCCGGTCGCTCACCCGACCAGCGCCCCGCTACCGCTCGCAACGGCGGCGGGGCGCAAACCCTACTTTTCTTCGGTTTTGGCAGCGACCCCCAGCGAACTCGCCAGGCGTTCGATTACTTCCGTGTTGCGGCTGCGCCTGTTGCGCTGCGCCGCCTTCGTCACACCATCCAGAACCTTCCTGGGGAAACGGATCGTCACTGCCGGATCGGTCTTTTTTGCAATCATCGTCGTTACACAAAGTAGTTATACGGTGTAGTTATACACGGTGTAACTACTTTGTGTCAACACGTGTGGTTACACTTTTGAGGGATGGGAATGAGAGAAATCGCGCCCTACGGCCTTCGCCTGACGCCCAAACTCAAGCAGCGCCTGGAAGAAAGCGCGCAGGCGGGCGGGCGCAGCCTGCAGAAAGAAATCGTCATGCGCCTGGAAAACAGCCTGCTGCCTGGCAACGGGCACGCCATCAACCAGAAAGTCAGTCCCTACACCCTGGAACTGAGCGAGCTGGAAGGCGAAATGCTCCGCCTGTTTCGCGACTGGCCGTCGGAAAAGCAGCTGGGATTCTTGACGCTGTTCAAATGAAGGAGAAACCGCCATCCATGACGCCGGAACAGTTGGCGGATGCTGAATTTATGGCTGACGCCTTTCCCGGAAATGTCGAGCGCAAGCATCGAGAGTCAGATCAATCAATCCGCGACCGCGAACTGTTAAACCTGTTTCACAAGCTCCCGCCTCAGCGGCAGAAGCTTGTCATTGATCTGCTGACAGATATGGCGATTCGCTGACCAAGGGCTTACGCACCCCCCCTGATCGCCCCGAACGCAATCAGGTCCGCCCGAATCCGGTGCAGCAGCGTCGATAGCGCGCGCACGTCGTCGGCAAGCTCCTCGCACTTGTCGCGCAGCGCCTGGACTTCGGCCTGCGAGTACGATGCGCCGATGGTCAGCCCGCCGATCTCGTCGTTCGCGTTGCCAAGCGTCACCGCTGCCTGGTCGGCGTGCGCTTGCTCGGAAAACGATATCCCCGTCGACCAGCTCGTGCCGTTGTGGCGGATCATCACGTCCTCGTCGTCGATGCTGGCCACCCAGCCCTCGCGCGGCACGCCGAAGACCCAGGCGGCGCCATCCCAGACGGCGATCTGGCCTTCCTTGCCGGCCCAGGCGCCGGTCGCCGTGGCCGCCGGGATGTAGGTATCCCCGGAAGCCGGCGAGCCGGGCGGCGCCGTCAGGTCGCGATCCTTGACGGACAAATGGTAAGCAAAACGGCCGATGGCCTTGAGGTTCGCATCCATGTCGGTGTGCCACCCGCTCTCGCCGAGCGACCACCCGAATTTCAATCCGCTGCGCGGTTCCGTGCTGGCTGCCATCATTGGCCCCCGTAGTAATAGCCGTAGTTGAAGCCGTACCCCTCGCGGAGGACGGTGTGGTTGTGCTTCTGGTAGCTGGCCAGTCCGGCACGCTTGGCCTCGAGCTCGAAGCGCAGGCGGCCATTCAGGCGGGTGCCATCACCTCTGTAACGGCCTGCAGGATAAGTTGGCGGGGCAGCGTTCAGGGCGACGCCTTTGGTAATTCGCAGGTCCTGCAGATAGGCGTACAGATGTTGATTATTGCTGTTGCTGCCGATCTTGAATGGTCTCGCGGACGGGAAGTGAACGGTGTCCGTGCCGCACGTATGGGTCAGAACATCCGCGCCGGCGGCACGCAGTTTCATCGTGGCCCCGCTTCGGTTCCACTCGACGTAAACCCATTGATTGGCCGGGATCACCCCGGCCGCAGTCGATTTCGAACGGCTGACGTCGTAAGAACCTGCCAGCGAATACTCGAAATACAGATGCCCGGTCGAAGAAGTTGCAAGATGCCAGCTTAGGGAGGAGCCGGAGACATCCCAGAACCCGGCAATATGTTGCGTACTCAGTCCGCCGGACTGGCGATAGATCCAGCAGTCAATGCTGAAATCCCCGGAGCCGAGGTTCAGGCCGGAATATCCCGTCGGTCCGGTCACCAGGTCGGAAGCGCCGTCGAAGACCCCGGACGCCCCGCCGAACTTGTATTGATCGGTCTCGATATGGGCGTTGCCGCTGGCCGTGTAGGTCTGCGGCGTACCGCAGGAGTCGGTAAACGTCGTCGATCCGTCCGTCCCGGTCATGTTGAGCAACAGGGTCACGCCGGACCAGTTCGGATCCTCCGTGCCATCGACTTCCAGCACGTTGTCGAAGGTATAGCTCGTGCCGGCCAGGGATTCGGTGTGAATCAGGGCGTCCGACTCGTCGTAGATGCGCAAGTCGTAGGTCACGCCTGCCTCCGGGCCGATGCTGGCTTCGCTTTGCTCGACCAGATAGGCCGTCTGGGCCAGGCGGTCGCGGTGCGCCCAGGACACCGTCAGTTCGGCGAGGCCGTCGATCCATTCCGGCCAGGACGCCGTGTTGACCAGCACCTTGCCCGGCGCGTAAGGCCGGTACTGGCGCTGATCGAAAGTCAGGCTGTCGACCTGGGCCAGCGACACGTCCAGCGTGCCCTGCCCGGTCGCCGGCAGCAGCTTGACGTCGACCGTCTCGCCGTCGGCGTATTCGGTGCTGCTGTGTCCCTGGTCGCCGTCGGCGAACCAGATGCGGGCGCCGGCCGCGTGTTCGGCCGGTACGGTATCGAGCAGTCCGCGCGAAAGGGTCGCCGTGCCGGCGGTCGCGTCGATGGCCGAAACGAGCATGTATTCGTCGTCGATGATCGCGTAGCCGCCGACCTCGACCAGATCGAGGTCGACGCCGTTGGCCAGCGTGATCGCCGTCGTGGTCTTGGTCAGCGCGCCGACCACGGTCGCCGACGGGCAGAAGTCACCATTGCCCGCGGCCTCGTAAGCCCCCGCGCCGACCCTGGTCTGGATGCCGTAATTGATCGCGGCCCCGCTCGGGCGGACAGCCAGCGTTTCGAGGTAGCCGGCGAGGTCGTCGACATAATCGAGGTCGGCGGCCGACAGGTTGCGCGCCAGGTCCCAGTACGGCGCCTCGAGCAGCTTGCGGTACGGCGCCGCGGCCGGGGCCTGCGAGGGATCGACCCAGCCGCCCGGCTGCTCGACCAGGTAGGTGTTGTCCGGCAGGCCGAACACGTCCTCGACGGCGTCGATGATGATCTGACCGTCGGTCAGCGTTCCGCGATTGACGGTCAGCGCCCGATACACAACGTCGTCGATCCCGTATTCCGGCCAGGTGAGGCGGAAGACATCGCCGGGAAAAACCTGCCAGGCGGCGCGGGTGGCCGTCAGCTTGATGCTCGCCAGCGGCGTCGACCCGACCTGCAGGTCGCGCAGGGCCACGCGCTGCGCCAGGCCGGCATTGCGGATGCCGGGGTAATTGCGTGTCTGGGCGACAACACCGCCCTGCACCAGGATATTGGCCGGGTCCTGCACGGTGACAGGCTCGTCCTTCCCGGTGCAGGCGTTGGCATAGACGACGGTGATCTCGTTGACCGTTTCGCCCCATGCCTGGCGCTGGTAGTCCTCGGCGGAGACCAGGGTCGCCGGGCCGTAGAGCGGCAGTGTTACGCGATCGTAATCGGCGCGGATCAGTTTCAGTGCGAAGGTCGAGGTGTCCGGCCGCACGTAGAGGATGCCGCCGATGTGATCAAGCACCACGCCGAGGAATTGATCGATGGTTTCCTGCTGATTCCACAGCATCGACAGGCCGAAGCCTTCTGTGTACAGCGCATCGGCGGCGGCGGTGAATGAGGTGTTGTCAATGGCGGCGGTCGGGTAACCCATGCCCCACCCGGTATCGGTGAGACACTGGTAAATGATGTGCGCCGGGTTCATGTCACCCTTGATGCAGCCCGTTGGCGCCAGTTTTTTCACGGTGACGCTAAGCCCGCCCCGGTTATAGAGCAAGTCGTCCTTGATCCACAACTGGTACGACGTGCTGCCCGTCAAGTTGCCGACCGTACCGGCGTTTGCCGCAAACGCTTCGGCGGCGGTCATGGCGGAGGTATCGAACAGATCGGTGAGATTGCCGGCGGCGTCCTTGATGCTGATTCGGCACCACCACAGCGGATCGGTTATCACGCTGTGATAGCCAACACCACTGCCGTACCCGAGCCAGCGCGACCAGGCATTTCCGGCCAGGGACACTTGCAACACATGGTCTTCCGCCATCCCGCTTACCACAATGGTCGACGCCGACGTCTCCGGACTGACGGCGGCCAGGTTGGGGTCGAACGAAAACTGCGCGGAAAAGTATTCGGCATAAACCTGCCCCCCGAATCTGGGGCTGGCATTTACCTCCGCCTTCTCCGGATACCACGCGCTTCCGGTCGACCACCCCTGCAGAATGCGCTTGACGCGAAAAGCCCACGGCTTCAGGTACGGATTGTTCGACGTCACCTGTCCGCCGCGCCAGACGGCGGAGAGGATGCCGCGGAAGGCCGGGATAGCGGCGCCAAGCTTGCTCACCAGGTAGTCGTTTTCGAACTGCGTCGGCTCGCCCATGAGCACGTCAAGCGTACCGACGACGCCGCCTTCGCGCTTGTCTCCGCCGAACAGTTTCGGCGCATTGACGGAAACCGATCCGCTGGCCGTCTGCTCGCCGCCCCAGGCTTCGCGCTCTCCGACGACGGCCTTCTGCAGCGCATCAACCGGGCCGTGGCAGATCCCGAAATGCAGGCCGAGGTAGTAGCGGTAGCCGACCGTGACCTTTTTGCTACTTCCCATGCGCCTCCCCTTCGGCCTGGGCGATGGCGCGTTCGGCCATGGCGTTGTTAAAACGCGCGCGCAGGATCTCGGCGTCGATGCCGTTTTTCAGAAAATCGGCCCAGTCCAGCCCAACCCGAGCGGCCCACGCGCGCATTCCGCGATTGCAGTACCCGAGTTCGCGACAATGGCGATGCCGGACGATGGTCATTTCTTATCGGCCTTTTCCTTGATCGCCGTCGTGCGCAGGTCGCCGTACCACAGCACGTTCGGCCCGGTCAGCAGCACCGTGCCGAAGACAACTGGTATCGGCCGCCCCTGCTCGGCGACCGGGATGTCGAAATCCTCCAGCGCGGCAGGCTTCGGTTTCGGCGGCTTCGGCGCCAGCGCATAGCTGACCAGCGACGAAATGATCAGGACGATGAAGTAGTAGACAAATTCCATGCCGTTTTCCTAATAGATCGCCGTTCCGCCAAACGGGTTTTTGCTCGGGAAGTAGGGCATTCCGCCGTAGTTGAGGCGGTTGGCGAATTTCGCGGCGCACGTCGCGAGCGTGTGATCGCAGCCGGGGTAGAGATTCGCCGAGGCACCGGCGGCGAGTCCTGGCAACAGAAAACTGAGGGTGAGGACGGCGCCGGACTGGCCGCGGATGGCGCGGCGCTCGAAGATGCCGGTGGCCGACTCCCATTCCAGGTAGCCGCCGGCGAAATGGCCGTCCGCGTAGCCCGCGAGCGTGTTCACAGTGACCGTGGCGGCGGTGACAACGGACACTGTGCGTACCACCTTGAAGGCGGCGCGGTCCAGCCCGCAGCCGGGGCCATAGACGACGTGCGGACAGCCGATCTGGTACAGTCGGCGCAGGCCGACGCGCTTGAGCGAAGTATAGACGCTCTCGCAATGGATCTCGGCGGAGGCGTTGTTCAAGGTCACGTTCAACACGCGCCCCATCCACATCGTGATCGCCTCGCCATCGCCGGCATGCAGGCGGCGCAAGGTGACGGCGACCACCTGGTCGGGCGGCATCAAGGCGAACAGCGCCAGCACCGGCAGATCGCGGGCGCAGGTGATTTCCAGCGCGAGGCGCGCCGTTTCGCTGGTCGCCTCGACCGCGCCGCGGGAAATCGGGACGGCGGTGTAGGTGTTTCCGCCATAGGAAATATCCCCGTCGGCGCTGGTGTAGCGGTAGGGGGTGGCGCCGGAGAGGAATTCGTACAGCTCGACGGGGCGAGCGGATTGAGCGGAGGTTTCAACCGCGGCGTAGGTCATGGCACGGGCACCTCGATGCACGGCACGGCAACCGACAGCCCCTCGCCAGGGCGGTGCAGCAGCTCGATCCGGTCTGCGGCGAAACGGGCGCAGCGCAGGAAGGAAATGCGGCCGAAGGCGGCGGTGGAAACGGCGACGCCGAGCGCGCTGTCCAGTGTCAGGTCGAAGGTCGGACGGCCGCCGACCGCCGGGCCTGCGGAGACAGCCGTCACGCGCCGGTACCAGACATTCCCGCCCGCGACGATTTCCAGATCGAACGTACTGCGCCCGAGCGAGGAAACACCGGCCGGCGCGAACACCCGCAACACCGTCGCTGCCGCGCCGATATCCGCAGCCGCCACCAGGTCTTTCTGCCAGCTCGATTCCCAGAAAGCCAGCCAGCGCCCGCAGCGGCTCGCCACCCAGGCGCGCAATGCCTGAATCTCCGCATCCTCGGCGGCACGATAGAGCCAGCGCATCATGAACTTGTCGTCGACCAGATCGCGCCCCCGGGTCGTTGAAACGCGCCCGGTTTCGTTGTCGAAAACCTCGATCGGCCAGTTCAGCGACTCCGGCAAGCCGCCGCCGGCCACTGGCACCATCGGCAGCACGTCATGTCCGCGATACTGCGCATAAGCCGTCGCCGCCGGCACATCGACGCCGGGCGACTCGAAAGAGATGCTGGCGTACTGCGTCGGCCCCGTCGGGCGGGTGATCGACAGCTCGACCGCCAGATGCGCCACGTCCAGCCGGTAAATCCGCGTCGCCGCGC